ATTAACATTAATTGGATAAGCTAAACCATCTGTTCCTTCTGCCAATAAAACGTGTTGAAAGTTTTCATCTCTTGGACTAATTGGAACTGGTGTATAAGATATTGTGGAAACAGTATCAAATATCACACCACCTGTTGTTTCATTAATAGAAATAGGTATAGTTGTTACCCCATCAGTACAAAGTACTCCTAGTTTCGCTTTTACAAAATTTTGGTCATGAGGTGCGTTTGGCATACTATTTTTCTATTACAACTAACTTGGCAGTAGCTGATTCTTCTATAAATTGAACAGTTGTTTGTCCTGATGGAACACCGTAAACTCGTGTTGTATTTGGAGCAATAAACTCATCAAAGTCAGAAGAAGAAGCTGTTCCACCCCATTTCATAAATATTCCTTTGTCAATCGCAGTAACTTCAACGTATGTAGTCGCTGTATTAAGTGTAAGTTCTGTTGAAGCACTTATTGTTGCATCATACGTCTCTTCGAGAGCTACAACTGTCGGTGTAGAATTAGGAACATTTAGAGCTACGTTATTTTCATCTCTTGGTAATTGTTTTATCATATCCTTCCTTCTTTTAGACGTTTTATTGCACGTTCTACGGTGCCTTTTTCGTCATTAAGTTTTATTTTTTCTATAGCGATTAATTTTTTTTGTTTTTCTATGCTTTTTTTGTCGTTTTCAATAGTAATTTTGTCTTTTTTGATTTCGTTTTTGATGTTTTCGTACTCTTTTTGTTGGTTTTTTTGTTCTTTTTCAAAAAGGTCACGCTTTTCTTCAAATACAGAAAGTAGTTTAGTAAAATCTTCATACGTTTTTGTTATTTCTTTTGAAGCATTACTTGCTTCTGTTAGTAAATCTTTTACTTCTTTGTAATTAGACTGTATACCATTGATTACTTCTGAACTTTCTTTATAAAGATTTTGAATTTTATTAAGAGCTTCAACCTCTCTTTGTACAACAAAGTTTTCCTTTTGTTGTTTTAATTCAAAAAGTAAGTTTTTAGCATTACTAATTTCTAAATTAGTTTCCGCTAATACTCGTAATGTATCCATTTTTTCTTTTTCAAGTTCTATCATAGTCGTATAGCTAGTAATGGTTATGAACCATAGCTATGCTCGCTTCTATGCGTACTAGCTTTCGCTAATTACGCAAGTAGTTTTTCAAGTTCTGCTTTACTTTTTCTAGCATCAAACTTGATTTCACGCTTTGTGAGTTCAGCAATTACTTCCGATTTGTCTTTATAGCTAGAAGTTTTTACTTCTTCTTTACCAGAATCTCCGTTAAGTTTTTCATTTAATCGAGCTTCCAGTTTGTTAAGTTCTTCTATTTTTGCAATAAGCAAATCAGCTTGTGATTGTGCTTTTGGTCTTTGTTCAGCGTAAAGTTCTTTAAAATAAGAATTTTTAAGAGTTTCTAGACCAGTTTCACTCCAAATAGATACTCCTTGCGGTGTATCTTTTGCATCTTTTGGTGCTCCTCTTAAAAGAACTGCTTTTGCTAGATTTTGCGCTAATTGATGACCAATATGATACGGCAATTGCATTGTTTCACCAGGACCAATACCTGGTTCTCCAGTTAAGTCATTAATTGCTCTACCATTGTACATACACCCCATTTCAGGCGTGAACCTAAAAGTTTCAGAGTTGTGAAAAGAGACAACTTGGTAATCTTTAGGATTTGTGTTTTCTGTGTTCATAGTTATTTAATTTATTACTAGGCTTTATCTTTCCTAGTGGGGTTCCCCCCATAACACCCACCAGTTTCCTGATGAGTGCTAGGGATTAACGAACGAAGTAGCGTACAAGCGCACCGATGTCAGCAGCAGCGTTAGCTACAATTGCATAACCTAGGTTTTGCATATCGTAAGCACCTTCTGTTGTTACAGCAACGATTACTTGTCCAACTGTGTCATCACCAGTTGTAAAGCCACGCCCTACAACAAGTGTGTCACCAGCAATACAACGACCATCTCCTTCTGTAAGGATCCATCCATAATCAGCAGCAGCAAAGGATACTTGTGCAGCTCCTTGCGCCATCTGAACTTTAGATGTAATAGCGGCTGGATCTACGTAAGACATAGTCATAAGCGTAAGATCAGAATCAGCTACAGCTAGAGCGGTTGTAAGCGCAGTTTCAGGGTAAAGAGTAAGAGTTGTAGCGTTGTTTGTACGAATCTTAAATGTTTGTCCTCTTCCTGTTCCATCGTCAACTACACCGATTCCATCTTCAAATTGACCTGTAGTCATTGAAGAAGCTGCGCGAGTAAGGTAAACGATGCGACCTTGATTATCTGTTGAAGATGACCAAAGGTCTGCTGAAGTAACAGCGTCTGGAACAGCGATAAGTGAATTTGCAAGAGCTGATTGTGCTCGTACAAAAACCCATTCACGCCCATCTGGAGTCATTGCACGCTCACCGAGCTTGAATGTCCCACGATTTGTTGATGTTTGATAAACGTTTTGAAATGAAATTTGGTTCATAATTTTTTCAGGTATTGGCTCTTAACCGTTACCTATTCGGAGTAGCACTCCTTAATTTTTAATCTCTTTTTAAGGTAGAGTAACCTATAATTACTACGAAGCTGCGAAGATACCAGATTGCGAGATTGCTCTCCACACAGTACCGTCACAAACAAGAGTAATGTTATCCCCAACAACAGCGGTTCCTTGCGTATTTGTTAGCGTTGTACCACTAATAGCAGTACCTGTTGCGCTAGTTTTTGCATGAATTGTTCCGCCTGTTACAGTAAAACCTGCTGTAACGTTAGAAACTAGGAATGTATATGTTAAACCTGCTGCTGCTGTTGGAAGTGTCCAAGAAGGGCTTCCAGAAGTAGAGCGGTTAATAAATACACCTCCTGAATCTGCTGCAGTTAAAACTACGGTTGCACCGACTAAAGCACTTTGAGATACCGAGCGAACGCTTGGTCCTGTTGGTGCTGTAGTAAATGTTGTTGCACCAGTTACTGAAAGAGTTCCTGGCACTGACACATTACCTGCTGTGCTTACGGTTACACCGTTAAGGTCACAAGCTAAGTCAGTATTTAGACCGTTGTATTTAACTATTGGCAATCCATCTTCTATGTTCATATATTTCTTTTATTTCCCTCTCTCGTAGTCTTTAGCTCAAGGTCAAAGGAGAATATATTAATTAATAATTAGCTAGTTCCTGCAAGAGTACCAGTAAGGCGTGGATTTGTACCTACGAAGTTACCTGCGTAGATAAGGTACCCAACTTGTGTAAGCTGGTCTACTGGAGACTTCATCTTACGGAACTGGAATCCACGAGTAGCCTTTACGTTACCTGGGACACCAGCTGGAACTGCATCAGTTGTCTGACGGAAGTTAGCAGGGATAATATCCTCGTTCTTGTAGTCAAAGCCAACGAATCCGAAAGCCTTAGTGTTTACAAGGAAGAACTTACCTGATGGAACTTGTTCGTCTTTAGCGATAGCAGTACCACGGAATGTAAGGTATACGAAGCCTTGCTGAGCTCCCATACCTGGGGTTGAAGGAACACCACCGAACGCATTCATACGTGGGTATCCAGAAGCCTGAATGTTAGCACGTACTGAAGGAGTAAGAAGAGATTCGTAGGTAGACCAAATAGACTTTGTTGTGAAAGCCATGTTTGGATCATCAACACCAATAGTTGTTGCATCTTCTGCTGTTGCAAGCTTAGCAAGAGTAAGTGCTCCTGTTGAAGCTAGGTAATAACCTGAAAATGCTGAGTAAGTTGAACGTGATAGATCACCATATGTTGCAAACAAAGTACTGTCTGAAGCACAGTTTGCTAGAGAATCCCAATCATTACCTGTTCCATTACCTGTATAAAGGTTTTGTGCAAGGTTGTTCATTAGAGATTGACCTTGTGAGTCAAATTCTGTGTCTAGAAGATTAACAATTTGTTCGTCACCCATGTTAGCTGTAGTTTCAGCAATTGCTACCACTACTGGCTTATAGGTCATTTTTAGATTGAAGTTAGCTTGTACACGAACATTTTGTCTATCAGTATCAAGTTTATCTGCAATACCAGCGTTACCACCGTTAGTAGTATCTTGGTATTTAATGGCAAACTTGTATGATGTACCAGTTGTCCATGATTTAGCTGTTTGTAGAAACGTCATAAGACCAGGTGTACCAGTTGTTACTTGGTCAAACACTTTTGGAATTATGTATTCACGAGTTGTTGTCGTGACGGCTGCGTTAAAAATCATTTATTTTATAAATTAACCTGTAATGCTACGCAAAAAGTCTGTAGCAGAACTGAAGTTTCTTGGATCTGGTTTACCTATTCCTGCGTTTGGTGTAATAGATACTGGATCTTGTCTTTTCTTAATGTCGTGTGCTGTTTTTTCTTGGACATTTTTTATAAGAAGATTCATATCTTTCATGTTTTGGTACGCAAGTTGTAAATCAGTAAACTTATACTTTAAAGCATGTTGGAAAAGCGCATTTTCGTTCAAACTTGGATCAGTCTTTTTGATTCCGTCAAGCTGTGTAGCGACTTCTGTCTCTATTCTTTGCTGTTCTTGAATCCGTTGGCTTTCTGTCTGTTCGATTGTTTTAATTACCTCTTCTTTTGCTTTTTGGATAATTTCCTCGTATGTTTCTGGAACCCAAGGTTCTTTTGGTTCTGTTGTAACTTCTGGTGTAGTTGCTTGCTTATACTGTGCTAATTCTTGGCTTTTACGTGTATATTCTGGGTAAAAGTTTTCTTTCCATTCCTTAGTCAAAGTATCAGCGTCCACTTTTCTACCATCAGGAAGCTCGAATAATTCAGGCTCTGCTGGTTCAGTAGGTGGTACTACTGGTTCCTCTTGTTCAGTTGGAACTACTGGCTCTATAGTAGGTTCAGTTTCTACAACTGGTTCCTCGCTAGGAGCTTGTATTGATTCTGGGTCCATAATTCTTTAAGACTGCCTTTTGCTTAACTTGGTCTTTCGACTGTCAGCAATCGCTTGGTCAAGATTATTTTTTAATGTTCGTGTATAAGTTTAGGGACATTACACATGGTCACACTTTTTATATTTTGTAGCCTTTCCTTTTGGCTTCAGATAGCATAATTGCTATGGCTTGTTTGTTTGGGACTTGTTTTCCTCTTACCCCTTTTTCTTTTATTTCTCGCATTTTTGCTGCCATAAAAGCTTCTTTTGGTGTCATTTTTTTCATACTGGTTGCATTTGTGGTGGTAAACCAGCCTCCATCATTGCTGTTGCTTGTGATGGTTGTAATTCACCAGGCTTAGCTGGTAAAGGCATTTCTTCTTCTTTTAAACCTACTGCTTGAGCTGGATTTTGTTGATACAACACCGCATTTCTAGATAACTCTTTAGGGTTGTTATAATTAGCAATTTCAAGGTAATCGATTGGAGAAATATAGCCATTTTTAACATCATTTTGTGCTTGTTCAAATTTAAACTCATCATCAACTGGAAGTGTTTTGCCAGCAATAATTGTTACTTCTGTACCGTCTTCTATGTCGTCTTGTATCAAATCAATAACTTCCATAGCATCTTCCTTACCCATTACTTTTGCATAGTGTCTTTCTGTGTAACGAGTTTTAGCTAGTTGCATACTCCAATTAAACATTTCGTGGGAAACATAATCTACAACTTGCACCAACTCATTTAGTCTTAAATAAGATTGTTGGATGAGAGCTAATCTACCTGCTTTTGTTTCTTGACCTTGTCGATCCCCTTTAAATGCTGATGTTGCAGCCATTATATTGTCAATTTCATTTCTAGAGTCAATCATGTCATCAAAAACCATTTGTGGTAAAGCTGAACCAGTCTCTCTTATTACTCCATCTTTTACGTTTTTGCCCCAAATAATACCTTTTGTTTCAAAACGGATACGTTGAGCATCTTGTTTACCCATTGTTCCAGAATCAACCTTTAAAAGACCGTTAACCATTTCACAGTTTTCATCAATGTCCATTTTTCTCTTATCAATACCTTTCTGCAGTTCTGCTGACAAAGTAATCATGTCTGTTCTACCTATTGGAGAATTTTCGTTATTGAAAATAGTGGCAAAAATATAAGGTTTTCTTGGGTGGTTGAAAAAATTGAAGAAGTACGGTTTGTATTCTGTTGTCTCCGTAATTTCACCATTTTCTTTTGGTTGGAACATTGATTTTATTGCCTCAACACCCTTCTCAACAATTCCTTTTTCTTCTATTTTAGGAACACGATTATACTGATCAATTTTTATTTCTTGCAATTTGGAACGACGTGTCTCCCCCTCCAATGTTTCAAGTTCTTTTGATTCCTCTTCTGTTATCAGAACACCGTCCCAATCCCAATAAGGATTTTTTATACAACCAAGGATAATATTATCAATTTTAAAAATAACATAATTTCCTATCCAAGCTTCTTTGTATTTAACATCTGGATTTTTTATGTACAAAGACTCTTCATCAGTTATGCCAAACTTTGACATAAGCTCTTCTTTTTTACTAGGAAAACGTTCAATAAGAGAACATAGATTGTCATCTATTTCTTCAATAGCAAAATCAGTGGTATTTTCGTTTCTAGAAAACTTATTAAAACGAATTTTATTTGGATCTACAACTTTAAAATCAAAATCATCAATGATAGGATTCCAAAAAGGTTTTATAACAATAAGTCTTGAAAAATAAAGGTTTCGTAGCCCCATTCTTAAAGTTTCTTTAGTATTTAAATCCACAAGTTTTTTTTGTAAAAACTTTTGTAATTTTCTTGCGTAGTCTTGTGATGTTTCTGATGTTCTTCCTGGTAAAACATTAATTCCTGGTGGATTAGCAATTAGCGAATTTATAACTGCCTCCATATTAACAAATACCCTGTTTGCTTGGACTTTATAATTTTGTCTTTTTTGTGGAATAGTTTGCAACCACGCAGCTTTATTTTCGTAAACACCAGTATTTACTTTTGTGATTGACTTTATTTTATCCCAAACTTCATACGATGAATTCCACCTTGATTCTACAAGTTGGTTTTTTTGAATATCATTAAGTTTTGAAATATCTATATTCATAAAAGAAAACGAACACCCCATTTTAGGAGTGCTCGTTCGTTGTTTTGAATTTGAGCTTTATTTATTTGTATTTTAATTGTAAGACACAGGATTATTTATGTCAAGCTTTTTATTTGCAATTTTTCTAGAAAACAATACATCTGCTCTTTCAATTAATTGTAATGTGCCATTTGAATCAAAATGAAGAACAACTTTCCCATTTTTTTGATTTAAAGCTCCGTTATTTAAAAGAAGTAAAAAAGTATCGTAATGTTGTTGAAACAAAATAAATTGTTCTGCTTCTTCGTTTAATACAAAAATAGGTATTTTATCCATTGTTTTCTATAAAATAATCAGTAATGTCGTACACATTGTCTGCATCAATAATTGGCTTTTCTTCTACATTTTGTCCGTAAAACACTCCACTACTAGCTCCCAACATAGCGATATAACTATAAAGATCTGCAAAAACAAAATGGTCTTCTCCTGTTGTAGAATCCCAAATATACCTTTCAATACCTTTATTATTAGTTACTTTCTCTCTTCTTAATGTTTCAAAATGTTTTATATACAATCTAAAATTTTCATCAGCTGGTACACCAATAGACCACTTTGCCTCAATCATTGAAGTAAGAAATTGGTCTAAAATTCTATCTCGAAAAGAATAGACAATACCTTTTTTATCCCCTTCTCCCCACCAAACAATAGTTTGTGGGTTGTTTGAATTTTCCATGAAGTAAGACATCTGCATAAAAGGGTACTTTTCTACTATGTATCTTGAAAGAGTTGTATTTGGCATAGCATCTATCACTCCTGCGGTAGGCTTCCAATACGCAATTAAATCATCAAGATCAGAATCTTTACTAAACCTACCCATTTTAAGTAATCCTTTTTCACTTCTTACAACGTAATGTTTTATATTTCCAACGTCTACACCAAGATAAACATGTTTGCCTGTTAAGTCTCGTGGTGTCCAAAGGTCTAATATGGTTGTTTTGTTTACAGATAAATCTCCTGGTGAGTATGCTAATCCTAGAACGAAATTGTGGAAATACGCTGGATCTCCTTGTGAGTCTTCAATAATTTCTTCTGCTTTAATCCAAGGACACATTAAATGTGAAATGTGATATCCGCTAATCTTTTTTCCTGGTTGCTGTGCTACCCATCTACCATTACGTCTTACATCATCATCGATAGGCTTCTTACATGCTCTACATTGGTAAAATTTGCCCTCTAGATTGATTGAATCGGGAAAGACGAGGAAATGTTCATCTTTACAATGTGGACACGTTATAACCCATTCTTTCTGGTCTGACTTGTGCCACGCAATATCCAGCTCATCTCTTTCACTTCCTGGATTACTAAAGAGCCAACGACCTTTATACTGACTAGCTTTGGTACGTGATTTGTACGTTTCAATAGCATTCTGGTCAGAACGTGAGATTTCATCGTGAATAAGTAGATCCGCTGTCGTAGAAATAGCTGCAGTTTTACTGTTAGTACCTTTGAAGAAGATAAATCTATCGTTTAGTTCCTTTCTTTCTACGTTGTCCGTTGCCATTCCTTGGAATTCGTGGTGGTTGGCTTGAACTATCTTATTGAATTTAGAGGACACGAACTCATTAACGTCACTATCACTACTCATCGTGTAGATAACGTTAAAATGTAAGTGTTTTATAGCAAACAAAGCTTTTTTTGAGAAAGTAACTGACTTTCCCACCTGTGCACATGCAGTAACAGCTATTTCTGGTGTCCAATCTGTAAGAATATCTAGTAGAAATGGTCTATCAGAATAATCAAAAGCTTCTCCTTTTTCGTTTACAAAACCTTTTTCGGTGATCCATTGAAGAATTGAGAAATATTGTTTATCTTTCATTTAGATAAAAAGCATATTTATTTATCTTCCTCGTTTTCTTCTTCTACAATAGCAACTTCTTTACTAACAAGTGACATAGCGATAGCAGTAGCTGATTCAAGAGCAAGACGAGTAACTTTGAATGGATCTATAATGCCTGCATCAAACATATTTACACGCTCTCCTGTTCTAAAATTGACCCCCATTCCATCGCTTGAAGCGTAGTGTTGCATATTTGCATTCTTTCCCATTTGAATAAGAGGTGCTGTGAGAGAATTTGCAAACATAGGTTCATTAACACGACCTGCAACTGTTGTTAGTGCAACACCACCACCTGGAAGTATCCCTTCCTGTAATGCAGCTTGTGCCGAGTTAATAGCATTCTGAAACTTAACTTTCTTAGCGTGGAATTCTGTATCTGTGTACGCACCTACACGAATAACTCCTATACCCCCTGTTAAAGCTGCTAAACGGTCTTCTAGCATGCCCCTTTGGTACTCGCTAGTACTTCCTTCAATTTGAGATTGTAGGCTCGCTATACGTGATTCTAGGGCTTCTCCACCCTTCCCACCAATGATGGTTGTTGAGTCTTTTGTAACGATTACTTTTTCTGCGTATCCACACATACTTACATTTGCATCATGTAGTTTAAGCCCTTGTTCTTCGCTTAATACTTTTGCACCAGTGAGAGCTGCTATGTCAAATAAGAACTCACGAGCAGGAGTAGCGTTATAAGGATTACGCACACAAGCAATCTTAGCGACACCGTTTGAAGCGTTCAATGCAAGAGTTCCAAGCGCAACACCGTCTACATCATCAGCAATGAAAAGAATAGACTTACCTGCCCCGATAGAACCAAGTAAACCTGTTTTGTTCTTTAGTTGCTCTGCTGTAGCACCTATTTGTTCGTTAGTGCTTAGTTTACGGTCTACAAGCACAATGATTACATCTTCAAGTACAGCACTTTCTGTACTTGGGTCTGTTATAAAGTAAGGTGAAATATATCCTTTATCAAAACGAGCACCTTTTACTACCTCACTTGAATAGCCAAGCTTTGCTCCTTTCTCAACAGTTACAACTCCATTTACTCCAACTTCTTTAATAATCTCTGCGATAATCTTAGATACTTCAGGATCTAGTGATGAGATATTAGCTATTTTTTCGATGTCTTCTTCCGTAATGTCTCGCTTAATCTTTGAAAGTTCAGTTAATACTTCGTTAAGTCCAGCATGTAGTCTTGCCCTAATTTCTCTAATTTTTGAGGAGTCAGTTTTAATTTCTTTAAAAGCTTCTTCGACAAGAGCTTGCGTAAGGACGGTGGTAGTAGCAGTACCGTCGCCTCCTTCTGTACTTGTTCTGATAGCGGCTTTTCTAAGTTTTTGTAGTCCAAGTTGCTCATACGGGTCTTTGAATTTAAGGTTTTTAAGTATTGTAACACCGTCATCTGACTCTAGTGGGTCAAGTCCTTTTACTTCAATAATTGACTCCATTCCAACTGCACCCAGAGTAGGACGTACAGCGTCTGCTGCTTTGTCTATACCTGCTTTTATTCTTAATCGTGCTTCATGTCCTAAAAGTATTTCTTTATTGTTTTCCATATTATATAACTTCTAAAATATCAGTAACTTTAACAAACTTATCACCATCTATTTCGTGGGTATCTGGTGAGTACTTAGCAAAGATAACTATGTCATCTTTTTCTAGTAAATAGCTATCCACGTACACTGGTCTTAACGGTAATGCTTTTACTTTTCCTTTGTACACAAAGTTGTCTTGTACTTCTACCGCTACAAAACCATCTCCTTTTTCTTCTTCTATTTTTTCTATTCGAACGTAATCTGTGTTAATTGCTTTCATATTTTTAGTTTAGTCCATGATAAATCTATCTTCTTTTTCCTCTTATGCGTTTTTCTTTCCATATAATAATTGGTAGCCAGTGTCTGAAGGTTGTACTATATCGTTAAAGTATTTTCCTCTATCCTTGGATATTGCACGAGATTTTGTAAAGAAACCGTCTTTCCACTTATCTGTTATTAACCTTATACACCAATGTCCTTTAAAGCATTTTGTCTTGTAATAAGCATTTCTATGATTAGCGTACCAGTCATTCTCTACTTGTTTCCATGCCATTGCTTTGAAATCTAGCTTACATGTATCACACCAGAAATCTGTTAGAACAAGCCTTTTAGCGTCTTTTATCAAATCTTCTCTTTCTTTTAAAGCTTTTTCTTTATTCCTGTGATACGTTCTATCGTCAGCACGTTTCTCTTGTGATTCTATAAGATGCTTTATGTGGTAATGTTGCTCGATTTCTGGTCGAGGAGCGTGCTCGTATTTCATTTTCCTATTCCAAATATTCCTTTAAGTCCTTTTTGTTCTCTTTGAAATTCTTCATATTCTTCAATTGTTCCTTCTGAAAAGAAAGCTGCTTCACCTTCTTCTGCTTCTTCAACCTCTTTAACTAAAACAACTTTATCACCCTCTTTTTGTGGTGTGTATTTTGTAAGTTCCCAAAGATTTTTAATTTTTTTAAACATTTTTGTTTAACAGTTTAGCTTTTATTCTATCTTCTAAAATTTTTATTTCCTCTTGTGCTTCTTTGTTAAAGATAAAGTTATAAATGTTTCCTGATTTATTTTCTGAAGGATCTATTACTCCAAAGAAAGAAGTAGCGTGTTTTAGACCTTTATCTACTGCGTTGTAATCTGTAATTCCTTCCTTATCTACAGCGGTAAGTAATGTGTCTACTTTTTCTGCTAAATAATCTTCGTCAATTCCACGTTGTAATAAAGCATCTTTTAGACTTTTCCTCTTGACTTCTATAGCTTCTATTATATTATCTTTCCTTATCAGCCTTTGTCCTTTTACTGCTGCGTAATTTGGATCTTCTATCTTGTAAGCTTCTTGTACAGAAGGAGCTAACTTACCTGTTTCTACTACTTTATCGATAAAGATTTTATCTTGTTTAGTTAGTGGTTTTAATTTCTTCTGTGTTTGTTTCGTTTGCATTTGTTTCTTCTCTTTTTAAGAGTTGGATGTTTGCTACTACTCCTAAATCTGCATTATGTTTTTCAAGTACAGCTTGTAAATCTTTTGTTAAAGCTTCTCCTTCTTCTGGCGTTAGTTCTCTCATATTATTTAGTCTTTGTTTCTTTTGAAGTTGGACCCGTTTGTTGGTTTAGTAATCTTTCTATTTTTTGAAGTAAAATCGCTACAGTTACAGCCTCCGCACCTTTTATTTGACTATTTTGTATTAAAACTGATATGTTTTTTAGTTCTTCTTTAGTAAATTGTTCCATTGTTTGTGGGTTTAATTTTTAATATATTTATTATAACAATTATATTTTTATTTTGTCAATGTTATTCCAGTATGAGTGCAAACATGTTTTTTGATCTTTAAAACACTGTATATATTTTCCATTACACTTTGGATGATTACAGTTACAATACTGTAATTCTTTTACTGGTTTATGTGGTTTTTGTACCCAATTTAACTTTGCTAAATAATTATAGTAATTATAAATTGACGTTTTTTTCACAATTTAATTATAACATATATCTTTCTTGTCAATACTTTTTGCTATCCACATCTTGACTTTTGCTACCTATTTGTGTTACTATATAGATGTATATATGCACGCGCGTTTGTACAAGGCTTGCCTTGGGAATAGTCACTTATAGCTAGGTGGCTATTTTTTATTTCTTTTAAGGTAAATATCTAGTATCTTTTGAGCGTCAGCGTAACTTACATTCCTTGTTAACGACTCTCTCCACAATTCTTCGTTAAGTTTTCTCTTTTTGGCTATCTTCTTATCAGTGGGTGGAAATAAAGCTAAATTGTTTTGTATGACTCTACGTGCCCTTTCTACGCTAGAAAACTTCGGAAGGCTCCTAACTATGTCTCTAAACAATACACCGTCTCCTTGGTCAGTTTTAAGCGTTTTAGAGGGGTAATAGTGGTTCCATAGAACACAGATTAAGCGTGAGTCGTCATTTCTGCTTTCAGGATCATTAGCTAATGTAAACAAAACTTCATTGTAATACGTTCTCATACTTTTAGTATGCCTTGTATCTATTATTTGTTAATAGAGTTATCCACACCCACGTCATAATAAAACTTCCCGTCTTCTTCGTATATCTTTTCTCCGTCTATGGTTAGAAGTAAGTTGTTTAATAAAGCTTTTTGGTGAGAGTGATTAAACGGTGTTTGCTTTACGTTTAGTCTTAGGTGGATTATTAGTTCTTGGCGTGGTTCGTTCATGGTTATGGTTTTAGTGCTTGCTTAAGGGTGTTGATAATTTCATCTTTTCTTTGTTTCATTTTCTAAAATTTAATTGTTACCCTTGCTAAATAAAGGTTGTTTTTTTCTTTTAGGACATCTCCGTTTTTTATTAGTTTTTCTATTCTATAAGCTACAGCACTTTTACTTGCAAGATTAAACAACAATAACATTTCTTCGTAAGTTGGGAAGCGTTGTTTTTTTAGAAAGAATTTCTGTAGTTTTTTAAGGTCTTGTTTCATTTTCTTCTATGGTGTTTTTGATTTCTTTTGTGACAAATGTTTAATTTCTTCTTTTTTTGCTTCTGTTTTTTTAATAAGTTTTAACTCTCTATGTATAGTTAATGGTCCATACGAAAGTTCTTGTTCTATTGTTACACCTTCACCATATATAGTTTCTACTAAGAAGTTTAACTTATAGTTTAAGTCTGTTAATTTTCTATTGTTTTCTTGCAGTGCGTTTACTTGTGATTCTAATGATTCAAATTTATTTTTGTTTATCCACATGGTTTTTCATTTTGCTGCTTATAATTTATAATAGTACACCAGTTTATTAATATGGTGTATTTCCTTTCATTTTATATTGTTTATGTTTGTAATGGTTTTTTCTCTGAACTTGTTAATTTGGGTGTCCGTTACGTAAGTAGAGAGGTCACGAGCATATGGGTTTATTTTTTTCTTTTCTGGCACAGCCTCTAAACACTCCTTTCTCATTTCTTCTCTACCTGCTTGGTGGGATTCCACAAATTATTGGCTTAGTCTTTCCACATCATTTTCATCTGAGTCTAGTAGTTGTGCAGCGTGTTCCACACAGTACTTTTTAATAAAAGCATTTATCTGCTCTTTCGCTTTTGTTATGTGTTCGTTCATGGTTTAGTTATTCCTAATCCAGTTATTAATTTTTTCTTCTCGTTGTTCTTTATGTTTAGCTTGTATTTTCTTTGTGTACTTGTGTTTCTTTTTCATAGTTCGATATTTGTTATGTTTGTAAAAAAAGCCCCACAAGTTTTACATTTATATTGTGGTGGATTGCTTGTGTATACCCATCCATCCGATTTGTGCGTATGTTGTTTTTCTTCTAGTGCATTAACTACTTCTATAATTTCGTTTATTTTGTCTACTATTTCTTGTGGTGTTGGGTGGTATACGACGGTATGGGTTATTCCTTGCCTAGTTTTAAGCTCTTGTTTCCAAGGTTGTCTTAGTTTTTGTATCATAGTTTATTAGTTATTGTTTATTAAGTGCTATCCACAGATTTTTAACTGCTTGTTCTCCTGAATTACCCAGCTTGTATTCATTACCTCTTTCGAAGTATTGTTTTGCAATAAAAACACCGTCTCCGCGTCTTTCCAGTGCTCCAAACTCTGCCCCACACCTTTCTATTAGTTCTGATAAAGAAGGCACATACACCGCATCGCCATTGTCAGTATTGTAAAATGTATAACCTTTAACATCATCTATGCTTGATGACATATACGCAACGGAATTCGTGCCTAAAACTGATTCCCTTTCTTGAGGAAATCCAGCTTCTCGTAATTCTACACAATCTTCGTAAGTTAGTTTCATATTAGTTATTTGATGAGGTGGTGATGAGTAATTCTCTTAACTTTAATAATCTTTCTTTATCAAACATTCCGAAGTGAGCTTCTTGTTGTGGTATTTTAAGCATTTCTGCTAAATGTCGGTAGTACCACTTTTTTCCATATTTCTCGAACTTATCAAGATACATACCCTTAACCTCTTTCTTTAGCTCTCTCTCCTCTTTGTTAGACATTCTACCTAGTGGTTTTTTAGTATTTTGATGACAACCAACATAAGCATCACAAGGTCTACACAACCACACCATATACGATTTACCGTAGTTTTTGCCGTATATTTCTTTGTTTTCTACCCACTCGGCTTCGTTTTGACAATAGTTGCATTTCATATCCTATTATTGATGGTTAAGTTCTGAAAGGATTTCTTTTACGGCTCTATTCCATGTTACGTTGTCATCGTAGTCGCCGTAGTTCATCATTTCGCTTTTAATAATCTTCCCCTCTATCTTCTTCTTTAGTTCTTCGATGATGGCTTGTTCGAGACGGAGGTCGTGCTTTTCCATAACGCTAACAAGCAAACCAGATTCGTAAACAAAGTGCCACGGGCAAGCTGGGTCAACTAAATCCCTGTCTTTGTATCCGTCATCACATCGGCAATCCGATAAAAGAAACTTATTTAGCTTCGCTATTTCCTGTTCTTTAAGTTGTTGTAGGGTCATGTTAGTTGTTTACCTTTGCACGCTTAGCTTCTTTTTTAAGGATAACCTCACGTCTACCAAGCCAGCCATTACTAGAGAATATTTTTTTAGCTCCTCTTTTTGCTAACTTTCTTGCTAATTTTATTTTTTGTGTGTGTTTCATATTATGTAATGTATTAGGTTAGGGGGGTTAGTCTTGGTAACTTTCCCAAATCTCTATTGCTTTACTAAATCCCATTTCGTCTGGTGTCATTCTTTCCCCTTCACCATGAGTTGTTGCAAAAGCCATAAAACGTATATAACAGAAGAAAATAAGTCTTTTCGGTAACTTATCTGCAATCCATTGGTATATTTTGTCTACAGTCTCATTTTCTTCTACCTCAACTGCAAACCAGCTATTTGTCCATTCATCGAATTTGTTTATTGTTCTTTTCATACCATTCTTAATGTAATTATCTTTTAATGTGAGGGGGTGACTTTTCTTCAAGTGCGTTAATTTTGTCTTGCTCCTTTAAGATAAGCTCCTTGTTTTCTTCTATAAAACCTTCAAAACGCTTGATTTCACTTTTGTAGAAGTCTATGTTTTTACTGTGAATATAGAGTCTTGCGTCGGTTCTGTTTAAGAACCAGTGATGTTCTTTGTTTTTGTGCCAGTAGTATTGTGAGTTTCGATAGTGTTCGTTTTCTTCCTGGTATTCGTTGTAGTGGTTAATCATGTGCGAATACACCAAGTCTCCATACTCATCGAATTTTACAGCTACCTTACATTTGTCATGGTCAGTACAGTCCTGGCACTCTAGGATATAGAACTTTTCAGTATGTTCTTCTGTTACTAGTTCGTTTATACCAATAACAACATACCGAAGTATCTTTGAGCTATACTGGTACAACTCCATTCCTACTTTTATCTGTGATGGTGAGATTTTCATATCTTTTAATGTGAGGGGGTTACGGGTTTGCTTCCTTAAATGCTTTTGCAAACTTTTGAGAACACATTGAGCGAAACTCCATGTCGCTATCTGGTCTTGGTAAAACATGGAGCTCTTCTATGTCGTCGTATGCTGATTTGTGTAGGGTGTGCATTTCTGGCTTTCCTGTGTACCTATCATTTTCTGCTACTCTGTTACGCTTTCGTACCCATAACTTTTCATTCTTCGGTACATCTTCCCAGTTTTGATATACCCTTTTTGGCTCGTTGAACCATCCCCACAGGGCAGTTTTCTTTGTCCATGGGCTTCCGAACCACCACGGCTGATAAACATAGTCTGGTTTCCCAAGATAGTTTCGTAGTGCTCCTGTTGCAGGATTCTCAATCACCCAGAATGCTAGTCCTCCGTTTGCTTCACATTGTGCAATGATTCTCTGACATTCCTTTACAAGATACATTCCTTCTTCTCCTAGTCGTGGCTTACCGCCCTTTCTTGCCCTTGAAAACTCAGTACAAGGAGGGTTTGCTACTATTCCGTAAACATTTGCAGGGGGGTGATAGTTTTCTACGCCAATTTTGCTGCCGACAAGTATAACTTCATAGTCTGGGTCATCTTGATATGGCTTTGTGTCACTTCCAGTATCGGCGCATAAGTGAAGTATTATTTTCTTCATATCTTTTATCTTTTAGTTACAACCTCAACATCTACATTGTATTTACTTCTAATAAATTGCTTGCACGCTTCATCGCTAGGGAAACACATATTTGGTATCTCTTCTGTGGGTAGGTAGTATGTGTCTCCTGTCCAAGAGCGTGTGACGTAGATAGTTGGCATGTTAGTTAAGTATTTCTAGTAATAAGTTGATGGTTTCTTCGCTTTGACCCGATAAGCCTTCAACTTGTAAGTTCCACAAAGTTAATAATTTAAGAACACGCCACTTAGTGGTAGTGTAGTATTTATCACCACTGTTTGAGTGATGTTCAACGTCTAAGTCGTATGATATAGCTTTGTATATCCTTCTTTGCATTTTTTCCTCTATCGACTGTAGCACGTGGTGGAGTTGAATAGGGTGTCCGATGATTTTGTTAAGATAAATTTCTGTGTGCGATTTCCACTTCACCTCACACCCAAAACTTAGCTCCTGTAAACTCGGCACCAATTCTCGTATTCTGTTTTCTAATTGTTGTAGAGGTGTCATGTTAGTTAAGGTTAAGTCTTTGCACTTCCACACAAGCACTTTTCATACCTCTTTCACAATCTCTTATAGTAATCTGGTCTATTTTAGCTAGTACAGCGTTAATAAACACATACATACAGAGCATTATTAGTAGAAAACTTGCAAATGTTATTAAGAATTTCATTTTGTTATAAGAGATTGTTAGCTTCTCTTACTGTTATTGTAGCACTACCATAGTATTACTCAATAGGTATGGTGTGGATAACTAGCCTATATTTCTTTTAGCTCTTTTTTTGTAATATAATTCATCTAAAAATTCCAAAGCAGGTTTTTGGCTGTTTTTATTTAATGCTGATAGGTAAAGATTCCAAGGTACAAGCACATCATATTCTTTATGTGTCCAACAACCAATAGCTCCATCTGAATCAATATATGCTTCTGATGTTACTATACATTCTTGTATTGGTAATCTTTCTAGTTGTGTTATTGGGATTAAAAGCCCAGCAAATTCACCATAAGGTATTTTTATCATACATTAGTCTTAATCTTTAAGTCTTTTATCTTGTATAAGGAAGGTTGCGTAAGTTGCTTTACCGTGCATTTCACACCATTTTACAAGCTTTCTTTTTAGGGAAAGGGGTACGTTTTTAATTTGTAATGTTACTAGTTTTTCTGACATGTTTAATTATCGAATGTTATGTATTCAATAGGTGATTTTGATAAATAGTTCTCTGCACACGGTAGGCAATAATCCCATTCTGATGTTTTAGGAAAATGGCACGTGTGAGGGTTTCGCTTTTCTAAAAACGTATGTCGTCTGGGTTAGCTTCTCCGTTTTCTAGCTTGTAACCTCCAATGTTTACAGTTTCTTCAATATCTCCTAATTGTTTAAGCGCACGATATTCAGGGCTTAGTTTGATTTTATCTTGAATAAATGTTGGCAAGCTATCAAACACTTCTTGATCCCAATTTTCAAACGTAAGTACTTTTGACGTATTTATTTGAGGTTCTACAGTAAGTCCTTTCATAAGTGGCATAAAACCATTTATATAAGCATAAACAATACCGTCTTTTGGTGGTTTATGAGCTACTGAAACAAGACAAGCTTTACCTACTAAAGTGTCTACATCAAAATTTACCGCTTCTGCGTCAGACATCTTTCCAAAACAAGCTTCTGCTATCTTTCGTAGATTTGCTTTTTCATTGAAAGAAAGAGTTGCGTCAAAGCTCATTACATGAGGTTGTTCCCCATTTTCTTCCTTAAAAACTTTCTTTTCTGTAGGAAACTCAAAAGTAAAGCGTACTTTGTAGTAGTTAGTTTCTCTACCTTCAAATTCACCTTTTTGTGTTCCTAGATGGATATACTCGTAAATACGAGCTTGGTATGTTCCTTCTGGTAAAATTTCACGTTGTGTTTTTGTTCCTACTGGGGCAAATGTTGGCATATATTTATTTTGTTGCTTCTTCTTTACTAATTACTAAACCATCTTCATCGTAATAATGTTTTTTTGAGAAAAACTCTGCTTGTGTATCCAAGATACTTTTTTTATTAAGTTCAGCTTCTTTTGTTTCTTTTATTGGAAATCCACACGCTATCTCTAATGCTCTAATAAATTCTTGTGGTGTCATAGTGGTTCTGATTGTTTTTGCTTTTCTTTTTCGACCTTATTTAGATGACTTACTATTTTTGTACCTAGTTGTTCGTCACAATCTAAGTCAAACGCAGTTTCGTACTCTTGTTTATAATCTTCAAACAAAACAACGGCAGTGCCATTATCGTTTGATTGTATTGCGGTGATGTAAAGTTTTATCATTTTAATAATGAGATTGGCAGTAGTGACAGGAAGTTAGCTACCTATTGGTTAAACTTCTAGCTTACGTAAAACACAGGCATTGAAATATGAGTTGAGGACTTGCGAGCGGTTTTTACACCTCTTGGATACTCCGATTATTAGCTTCCCGTTCCTACTTTGAGCGACCCATACCGTCATCACGGGTTT